ATTAGCATTGTTCACAGATGCAAACATTACAATTCTTAGCAGAGGCTGACTAACGTAGGGTGTACTGCATACAAAGGTGGCCGCCGATGTATTTAGTAGGCCATGTTATTCAGGTAATCCGAAAGGGTTATTGTCGTTTGCGGATGATTTGTGTAACCAAGTAGCTACCTTAGTTACACGTATCTGACTATAGTTATATCTATTATTAACTATTTGTCAACTCTTTTTTAGTTTAATTATCTGGCTGAACCAGATACATCATAGACAAACTTTCCACTACGGATAGCTTCCATGATTTCGTCTGCCCTTTTCTCATATTCTTGAGGGGACATTTTCTGCACAACAGACTCTTTAATAAACGAACCAGTGTCGTCTTCTTGAGGCTTGCTGCGACTATTCTTTGTTGCTACAGACTTAGCTGCATCTTTATCTGACTTAGCTTTCTTAGTAGAAATACCCATGTCAGATTTGTACAAGTCAATGGCTCTTGCTGCAGAACGTGCATCGTTGTCGTTGTCGTACAGTGCATCTTGCACCCACTTAGGCTGATCATCCGCCCATGTATGAAACTCATCACTGTCACGAATCTGATCGAAATCAGGATGCAATCGCATTAGTTCTGCTTCGGCTTTTTCTTTTGTAGCACTAATTTGCATTTCATCAATTACTTTAAGGCGTTCTTCAAGAGCAGTAGATTGCTCACGTGCCTTTTTCATAGCAATTGTTTCAACGATAGCTGCTACATCTGGGTAGTCTGATGCCCACTGTTCGATGTCTTCATCTGACTTAGGCAGCTTCATTTCATTTTTAGTAGCTTGTTCTAGCTGCCGTTTCATTGCATCTAGTTCAGCTTTAAACTCTTCAGCCTGTTTTTGTTGATGTCGGCGCAAATCGGAGTAACGCTTTTTAAACGTCTTCTCTTCTGCACTGGTAGGTTCTTCTTCTTCTTGTTCTTCTACCTTACCTTCTTTAGCCATTTTTTGCTGTTCTAACAGTTCAGCAAGTTCTGCTTCTTCACGTTCACGTTTTTCTTCATTAGTGTATTTACGATTTGCAAATGCAACTTTCTTTTGTGATTGCATTTCTTCAGCCATAATTGTATCGTTCATTGTATTTCCTTTTGTTGGGGCCACTGTAGCCACACTGTCGGGCGTGGGGAGTGAGTAGCCAACTGATTGTGAGGTTGTTTTGCAAGCCCCTCACGCAGCTTGTTTAACCATCTCCAACACTTTCAGACCCCTCTGTAGAACCTCCGTCCATTCCATCAAGACCGCCGCCGGTGTCATTATCATTATTGTTGTTGCCAAACTCACCACCACCCGGCGTATTCTCACGGTATCCAGAAGACACTGCTGCGGCTGCACTTGTAGCTGCTTTTTCTGCTGCCTTTTCTCTGTTCGCCATAGCCGTATCCGTTTTTTGTCTTTCAGCCGCAGCTTCTTGAGCAACCCTGTTAGCTTCAAAGGCACTTCTAAAGCGTCCTGCGTCAACAACATTTCCTTTTTTCTCTTCTTCTTCTACTCTATCTACAAGAGAACGTAATGAGTCATTTACTCTAACACGACCATCATCAGAGCCTACAATATTTTCACCATACTTATCTACAAAGTTAGCTATTTTTTCCATTTCTTTTCTGTCAGATACATTTCCACGCATCATATCATTGTAGGTTGCAGCATCTAAAACCAAATCTAATGCTAACGTCTTGTCTTGACCCAATGGAGTTGCTCTTGTACCGGGAACTTTAATATCTGAAATAACAGCAAATTGTCCTTCTTTTAAAGATAGCTGCTCTCCAAATTTACCGTTTGTTAATCCATAAGCTAGACCAGAGGGAACATTCCCGAAGTAATCTTTTATAGCTTTTGCTGTGCCTAAAACACCTACTCCGGGCATTTCAATAGAAAATTTTCCGCTAAAAGCATTATCTACTAAACCAGCACGTCTACCTGTTGCTTGGGTTCCACCAAAAGAAACAGTAGGCTCAGTACTTACATCGTCTTCTCTACCGCCATCACCCTGTCCAGTAACTTGTGTTGTTTGAGTTGTTACAGGTGCTACCTCTTCTTCTTCACCTTTTAATTTATAACCTTCCGGTACAGTTGCAGGATTACCAGCTAAGTCAAGAAGCTGTCCTGTCTGTTTATTTTTCTTAAATACTAAAGTTTGATTAGCTTCATTTACGTAAGTAACAGTTTCGTACTCTACGCCCTCAGGACCAAAACCTACTACGCCTTGAAACGTAGGTGTTAGTTCTTGAGGAAGACGTACCGGCGTAAACGCTTGCTGTGGTGGTTTATATCCACCCATTGGGTTAGCGGGTGCAGAAGCTGCAACCATAGGGGCCTCAGCAACACCTGTAGTTGTAGGTGCCGAAGGCTGATAATAAACGCCGCTTTGTGGATCAGGATTTACAAATGTACCCTCTTGAGCATAAACTACACCACCTCTTGCAAACTCTTGTGTTTTATTATACTCTTCTTCGTCTTCCATGTCAAGGTCTTCAATAGAAAATGGCAAGTCATCTGGCATAGTAGCTTCTTCACTATTGCCCATCTGACCCATAGCTTCCATGCGCTTTAGGCCCATCTTAGCTTCTTGACGCATCTTCATAAGTTTTTCAAGACCAAAGTATCGCACTACGTCTGCAGGAAAAACAAATTCACCCTCACTAAGTTGAGCCGGAATATCATCACGTACTTCTTCTTGAGTGGAGCCGGGTGGCACTTCATTACCAGATACAGGGTCTACTGTACCGCCCTCATCCATAAGACCGCCATCTTCAAAGCCACGTGTTACAGGCTCAAAGAGTTCCATTTGTTCTGCCATACGTTTCATAGGTACCACTCCACCTTCGTTAAAAACTCGTATTTTACCGTCTTTTGTTCTGGCTGTTTTTTGACTAAACAGTTCTTTTAGTTCTGATAACTTTGGTTCTGTTACATTTTTTGCAAGTACAAGTGGACCGATTTGAATTACTTCATCTGCACGAGTAACAACATTACCGGTTTCTTTGTTATAAAAGTAACTACCCCTGTATGGGTTCATACCAACTTGTGTCCAGCCAGAATCTTTATCTGCTAAAACTTTTCTAGCAAACTCTTGTAATTCATAAGGGTCTTCTGGTACATAGTCACCAAATACACGGGCTATTGTCGCTTTGCCCATAGGTTTTTCTTCGCCAGATTTTTTAGCTACTCTTTTGCCTTTTGCAATATCTAAAGCAACTTCAGGGTCTGAACCAAATTCAATATTTTTTAATCTTATAGCTTGTCCATATCCAACAACAGAACCATTTCTAATCTTACCATCGTGTATAGATACAACCCACTTATCATACTCATTATATGCAGGTATATCTAATCTAGCACCTACACGCTGACCTGGCTCCAAGTCAAATCCTTTTACACCTAAAATGCCTTTTTCTGCTTTTTTACCCATAGACCCCACAACATCTGTTATTGTAGTCATTTCTGGCATTGTTTCAGCAGTATACAGTTGCGGTTCTGGGAATACTTCTTTAATACGCTTACGTGATTCCTTTGATGTTATATTACCTTGAAACAAATCTTCCGCAGCTTGTTGTGCTTCTGGTATGTTTTTTTGTCTTTGCGATTCTGGAAGACGGTTAGCATCCCGCCACTCTTGTAGTTTTTCTGCATTATCTACTAATTTTTCTGCTTCACCGATATCTTTTTTACGAAATGATTTTGCTGCAGCTTTAATTGGTTTATTTAAAATGTCTCCACCGGGAAGAATACCTACACCTAATGCTGCTGTTCCTAATGCTGCACTAGTATAATTACCCTTAGATACATCACTTGCAATTTCTTTAGCCAGCATTGCTTCGCCAAGAATAGGAACATTTTCTGCAAGAGTTTTTCTGTCTTGCATTACTTCTTTTTCTGTTCGTGTTTCTTTACTTCCCATATAGGGAGCAGAAAAACCCATTGACTGCATTTGCTTTTTAGCTTTATCTGCTGGTTTATCCATCTGCGTTAGCTACGTCCTCACGTAATCGTTTAATCTTACGTAGTACATCTATAGCACCCTGTGCTTTGTGTACTGTTATCATATTCTCTGATTGTTCTAGCACCTTATGATGCTGGTCTACCATGTTATCCAAATACTTACTGAAGTGGTCCCATTGGCGGTTGTTGCCCACCAGCGGCTTGAGCTTGCTGAGGAGTTCCCGGCTGTTGTCCTTGTCCATTTGCACTAAATCCTTGTTCACCCGGCACAGGAGCCTGTCCTACACCTATATTGCCACCGCCTGCACCAGAGGTATCCATTGCATCCGCACCCGCTGGTGCGCCTTCCTGCGGTCCTGCAGGGGCTTGGAAGCCTTTCATAATCTCTGCTTGCAGTGCAGCTTCGTCCATATTGTTGGTTACTTTGTCGGGGTCTAAGTCCATAGACTTTGCAATCTCACGGATTACATACTGGAACTTAGCAAAAGGTGCAAGTGCTGGGCTGCTTGCAATCTGCAAGAATTGCATCAACCGCTGGCTACGTACTTCATTAGCCATTAGGCTTTCAGTACCACGAGCCTTAACTTCTAAGTCGCCTTTGATTTCTGGATCAAAGTCAAACTGCATGTTAAAACGAAACAGCCCTTCACCTAACGGACGAAGAAGATAGTCGTCTACGTTTTTAATAACAGTTTTTGTGCCGCCTTGCGCAGCACCCATAAGCATAGAGATACCACTAGCTGTACGGCCTACACCGCTAATACCAGTCTGTCCATGCGCAAATGATGGGAAGCCTGTGCTTTCATCCGCTAGCACACGAGCCTTGTCAAATAGCATCATATTCTCTTGTGACACGTTTGGAAATTTAGTGCCAAAGATAGCTTGACCCGGTGCGCCACCTTGTCTGCGAAAAATTTTGCCGGGATACAAAGACAAGTCCTGACCCGGTACTAGATTGGTTTCGTCTACTTCTACAATTAGATTGCCAGACAATACGGCGTTATCAACAGCCATACGCATAAAGCCATTCATTAGTGTCTGCGTATCATCCATGTTTTCAGCAATACCTACACCAAAGAATGAGTAGGGGTTCAACTCGTATGGCGCAGCACAGTATGGAATTTTAGCTGGCTTGAATGGGTTAAGAACCATACGCAGCAATCTACCGTTACATATCCAGACGTTAGCCTGCAGTTCGTCAAACTCTTTAAGTTCTTTTGGAATGTCGATGCCTTGCTCTTCTAGCAATGTAGTATCGACCATGCCCCAGTATTCAAGCACTTCAAACCGATCTACACCATGATCTGGTGCATAGTCGGACAGGTCATCTTCCCAGTATTTCTTTTCGTAGTTCTCACCCATTTGGATGACTTCATCAATAACGCCACCTCTAAAGTAAGGTCTACGCTTTAAATTACGTAATTGTGTACGGGACATTTTGTGACGCTCAATTACATATTGGGCTTCGTCCATGTTATTGGCATCTGGGTCTGCATAAAAGTTCCATACAGATACGTGATTTACCTGTGGGATTGTTTTAAATAACGGATCATAGTTCCCGTCTTCATCCCAATTAGGATATTCTTTGTCTACTGCAAACGGACCTTTCATTACGCCCGTGCCAAACAAGGCCATCTCAAATGCTGCACTACGTAAATGCTTAGTTGCCCCTGACTCTTCAAGTTGGTCGTGTATTTTCTTTTGCATCTTTTTAGCAGCAATCATAGCTGGGCTAAATGAAATTGCTGTAGGTGTTTTGCCCGGACCTTCTCTCAGTTTATCCTGAATAGGCTCCAGTTTATTCTGCATAACACCTAGTTTTTCCTGTAGTGTCTTAGCAGTAGCACCCGGTGGTAAGTCTTCACCATCACCAGCAAAACCATAAGGGCTAACATTTGGATCAGACTGTAACTGCTCTGGTTCTTGTGGATCAAAGCTAACGTCTGCGACTACACCTTCTGGTAATTCAGTAGGCTCAATAGAAAGAGGAAAACGCTGGTTAGCAAATAGCACATCAACGATTTGCCCATAAGCTGCCAGCGTTTTAGTTTTTGTGACTTTAATAAAGACACGAGATTTTTCTGCTTCTGTAAATTGAACATCAGGACCATACAAACCACGATAATTGCGGTAGGCACGAAGCCAGCGTTCTTCGTCCTGATACCTATAGTCTTCGGAACGATTATAACGCTCCATAATAAATGGAATGATGCTACTTACGTCTACATCAGAAATAGATGTATCTTCACTGTCTTCTAGTGCGATAGCATCATCTTCAATCATAATTTCATCATCAGCCATATTATTTTTCCTTAATATCCAAATGTACTGTCTGCTACACGCATACCAGATGCCGGTCTTCCTGCAGGATCATAATCCCAAACACTAAACCTTGGTCTTGACATTATACCATATCTTAACGCATCATACAAGTGATCTTCCGAATTAGTGTCAATGTCTTCGGGATTCTTTTTGTCCAACGGTATGGCGGGAAGTTGGGCCGTGAGGTTTGTGCAAGTATTAAAGAAAACAAGTCTAGGTTCCTCTGTAAATTCGTCTATCTGTAAACGTCTGTGTATTTCATTTTTGCCAGATACACGACTACCTCTGCTTCTATCTGACGGCCTCCAACGACACCCTTTACTAATCATTTGTTCAGCAAGAGATGGACCAGTATCGCCACGCTTATGCCAAAGAGAACTGTCCAATACACCGTACTTAATAGTGCCATCCCCAGCCTCTAAGTCAAGAATCATATCTGCCAAGTCTGTGGCAAGGACTTTAGAAACGTAGAGTTCTCGATATACGATAAGTTGCTCATTAGGCGCAACGGCAAACCAAACAACACCACTATAGCTACCGTACCCATAATCGCAAGCACGAAACTTGACCCAGTTATGAGGAATATCGAAAGGCTCAATAACATGAACATTCCGATCAAACTCAGTAAAGGCAGCCCCTTCTTTAATGTCCCAATCGCCTTCAAGTAATTGCCTACGTTGCTGCTCTGGCATGGAAAGAAGCATGGCTTCGTAATCACCTGATTCCGCAAGGTACGGATTATCAGAAAGTCTTGCTGGTATAAATCTTCTTTTGAATAAAGCCTTTCCAGCTTTGCTATGTCCTGCTGGGTATCGGAGTACTTCTCCTGTTTCACTATCTGTTGCATCAAACGCTCTGTTATAAGGGGCTGGATCAATAAACATCTTTTTGACCCAATGATGACCTCTGCCGCCGGGGTTGGTCGTAGCCCTCATATAAATAGGCAAGTCTGGTGCAGTGGACCTAAGACGACTTCGCATGTAATTCCATGCATATGGTGTGGCCCATTGTGTCAGTTCGTCAAAGCCTATCCAGCTAAATGCTAGACCCTGATAACGCAAGACATCATCATCTCTGTCGAGATACGACATCCACAACCTTGCACCAGATGGCGCAGTCCACTGCATTTTTCGCTCTGACCATTTAATACCGGGCCAGATTTTAGGATAAAGTTCTTGTGATTTAAATACAAGTTCTCTTAATTCTTCTGTAGTATGACGGAGTAGCAACCCACTAAATGCTGGATGCCCCATGTACCGTAAAGGGTCTGCCAACATAGCGTATGATTTACCACCACCTGCAGAGCCACCATACAGTACTTCACGTTCTGCTGCTGCTAGGAAATCTGTCTGTGGGCCGGGGTTAGGCTTAAACAATACGTTAGCATGTTCTTCAATTGCACTGCTATCATACTCACGAGATACAAACTCCTGTATCTCAACCTTCGGCTTTTCTTGCGCCTGTTCTTTGGCTGTGGATTTCTTCCGCTTTGGCGATTGCCTTTTCCGCATATTCTGCCCACTTGCGGAGGCTTGCAGCTTTGTTCTTACGCTGTCGTTCATTAGCTAACCGTTTCCTTAAACCTACATGCGAGATGTATCTGCCAGTCTGTGTACTTAACCAATTGGCTACCTCACGATAGCTGTACTGATTTACGTGCGATCTAGCCTTCTCTAACAAGTCCAATTCAATTTGGATAGGTTGAAGAATGTCGGGGTCTTCATCATCCTGTTTATATCCGAAGGGTACTGTACGTGCAATACGTGGGATAGGAACCCATTCGTTTTCTTCTTTAATGTCTGTCGGCTGTGGTAGTTTCCATTTGCCTATGCTACGTGTCATTTTAATTTTTTGCGGTTGTCTACAATTTTAACAGGGTTCACGTATTTTTTAGTGGCTAGTCCACCAGAACTAAACCCCATATGCTTTTCCATTATTTCTATGATTTCAGCTTTGTTTAAATTTTTAATGTCAAAGTCATCATCATCATAGCCCATATCATTACGTAAAACATTTCTTAATGTTTTTACGCCCGCTTTTTTATAACCTTTACGAAAAGTTTCTTCGGAATCCATTAAAGCCATTACTCATCATCCTCTACTGGTGCTTTAGGTGGCATAAGCATAACGCCGCCACTTGCTTCTACCTGCATCTTCTCTGTTTTCACTAGACCTACACGGTCAAGCAGTTCTTTAGCTGCAGACATCTTATCACGAATACCCAACTCAGTCGGGTCATACAAAGCACCTGTCATCGCCATCGCAGCCTTCGGCGCATTACGAGCCATGTACATCTGAGTCGCCTCAAGTATCTCTTCTTTAATACCTTTAACAATTTCGTTAGTGCTAGAAGTGTCAGCATATCCTGCCAGTTTCTTGGCGGCAACCATGTCGCCACCAGCCTCATCAAATAAGACATCCAAAAACTTCTGTTGCCGTTCTGTTAGTTGTCTAGCCATTGTTTCTCTTCTTCACTGTAGGGCCACATATTATTTACCTTTATTCTGGCACTTACCTACTGCACCACAATTGGCAGGTGTAGGACAACCTTTGCACGGTTTAAACTTTTCCATTAAAATTCTCCATTATGCATTGCATTAGCTAACTTTACTGCACGTGATTTTACCTGATTTGCCCACCTGCTGTCAAGCATTTCTTTTGCAGCAACGTCATATTTTTCTTCGTGGATGGCATTCCACATATTCACGAACTTGCGTAGACGAGGTACACCCATGTTAAATGCCATATCCATCAAGATAAGTTGACGTACACTGTCTAATCTGTCTACGCAAGGGTGCGCACGTAACAGTTCTTCTTCGACAATCTGTACGTCATTATTTGCTAGATAGACCGCATCAGCTTCCGTAATACCATATTCATATACGTGGTCTACGGTAGGAATATCTAAATCGTCTAGTTCTTCCTTTGTAATGCCACGGTCTTCTAGGTTCCGTCCGATACCAATGGTGTCAATACCAAGAGTATCCTGATACACTTGTAGCTTCAAGCCTTCGTGGGCTATTAGCTTCTCAATAAAGTTTTCTCTACGATACTTCATTTGCTACTACGTGATTCTGAAATACGATGGTTAGAGTTTCCGGGATGTTTACCTTCGTGGTTCATCCACACGGCAAATGCTCCTGTCATTGCGCCAGTTACCACAGATACTAAACCAGCCTGTGCTGCACTGGGATCGGGTAAGGACATGAACCACTCGACTACACGCCAACTCATAAGCGTCATTACGAGCATCATAAATCTTGGTAGGAGTTTCCATTCAAGTATCTTTTCTGCAGCCACAGGTTAGGTTCCTTTATTTAACGAGATCGTCTTCTTAGACCACGTGTCATCCTAGTTAGACCTGTTGGACGACCACGTGTTATCCTACGACCAGATCGTCTTGTTAGACCACGTGCTGGACGAGATGGTCTTGCTGGACGAGATGGTCTAGCGGAACCAAGTGTTGGACGTGGTGTTGGACGTGACGGTCTAGCAGGACGTGCCATTGTATTTGACCGCCCTGAACCTGCACGGCGTGCCTGTGCTTTTTGTAATGTGGCGGCTGACCGGCCTGAACCTGCACGGCGTGTTGGTGTAGCTTGTCCTGATGGACGTGTTGGCCTTCTGCGTCTTCCAAACATATTATTTCTCCTTATTTTTTACCAAAAAATTTAGTTGCCGAACGAACTCCAAAAGAAGCCGCAACGATAACTCCAAGTGAGTATTGATACCATTCAGGCATTTCGTTGAGTCGTGCGAAGCCATTTGCTACCACCTCTTCCATTCCGGGTACAAAGGCTAGAATAAGTGGGATACTAAATAAAATAGTAAGCCACTCATCTTTCCACGAAGATGCACTACCTCTAGCCATCTCCAAGTCCCAGTCAATCTCGCCAGTAGCTTTCTTTTGCATGACGATAGCTTCAGCCTGTGCTTTTGCTACTTTAGTCTGTGCATTAGCTTTGGTCTGTTCTACTTTACCTGACATCCATGTGCCAGCTATTTCTGCGATTGGTCCGATTAATAAGTTAAGCATTATACTCCCCGTCTGAACTGCGCCGTTTTCTTCTGTATCGCTTTAGGCTGGCTGACGTGTTGCTTACCAGCACGAGTTCCTGCTCTTTTAGCAGCACTCGTCTTTGAATATTCTGACGGCGTAAGGGCTTTAATAGCTGATGCCGGAAGATAACGCTCCCCTGTGGCTTTTGGTCCTTGGGTGGATGGTTTGCCACTTTTGGTTCTCCAATCCTGCTTTGTCCAGTTAGCTAAACTCCGTTGAGGTTTTTTCATAATACAGTTATACCACTTAATTTTATATTTGTCAAGTAATTATTCCAGATGCTTTAGCTGAAGCTACCATCGCAAAAACTAAGAACCCTACAGCAATCGCAGCTACAACGGCTACGGCTATACCCACCTTAACATTTTCCATCATCTCATTGTGCCGCTGTATAGCTGCACGTCTAGCTACTGCCGCTGCTTCTTTAGCTTCCTGAATACGTCTAGCACGTTCATCAACAATGCCCTTCCACGTACCCGGACCGAAGCGCATGTCTACTAGATTACGCATCTCTGTAATCTTTTCCTGCGCCAGCCTAGCATCAATCATTTCCTGTGCGACACTGTGAATGCCGAATTGATCGGCTACACCTGCACCTGATTTCTTAGCACGTTGTTGTTGTACCTGCTTTTCACCCTCAAAAAGTTTGTCGATGTGACCAGCAATTTCACCAATGTCATTGGCTGTGCCAATAGCAGATTTAATACCGTCTACGGCACTTTTCACGAGTGCTATACCTGCAAGGGTTTCTGCTATCATGTTGGTTGGTTCCTACTTTGGTTGAGGCTTACATACTGCAGTTATATTTAGTTGTCTACCATCTCCTACTGGAACAGATCGTTGTCGGGACAATCTTTCAGCAAAGTATAGGCATCTATCTACGTCTTCAAATTTTTGTGTTTTATCTATTACATTTGCGCCTAAGTATACATATAGGACAAATACAATCATTGGTCTTGTAGCAATAACAATTCTAGTCTTTGAATAGCCATTTTCATATCTTGAATCGCATCTTTGTCTGCGTGACTAACTTGCATATTGCTAACAGTAATACTCAAGTCGTGTGTTGTTTTTAAGTTCCAGCCAGCAAGGCCAATCATAATAGCCATTAGACCTGTGATGATTTGTTTTTCCATTAGTTTTTATATCCACCGCCTGCTGCCTTATATTCACGTGCCAGCATCTGTGCTTTACGTGCTGACCACTGACCGGGCTTACCACCCTTGCTGCCAGCTTTAATTTTTTCAAATAATCTTTTTCTCAGTGCTGGTTTAGTATAGTTGCCAGCTTCATTAACTCTACTTTTGCTCTTCTTTTTAGTGACCTTCGATTTGCTAGCTTTTCTAGCTGCCCCACCTTTCGCAAGTTTTTGCTTTTTCTCCACGTCTTTAATTGTTCCTTTGTTGGCACTTGCGTAGAAGATTTGCTCACCCTTCTTCTCCCCATATTCTTTTGTCATGGCAGATTTAATCTTGGAACCTTTTGTTGTGAGAGGCATATCTCCTTTAACTCCTCTGGGGTACGAATGTTTCTTCTACATTAAACACTACAGTCACTGCACTGTTTGCACTAGCAAGACCACGGAACTTGTCAGCTTTGTATAACCACATAGCTTCTGTAATCTGTAACAAACTATTTGGAACAAGCGTTACTGTTTCAGCTAACGTATAGTATGTTGCATTTTGACTGTCATACCAGTCAAGACTAAATGTAACACTGCTAGATGAGGCGTTGTTTACATAAATAGATTTAATGCCTGTTTCAAAATTTGCAGGTACTGTATACAAGTCTTGATTACTTGTAGTTAGTTCTACACCTACTGTTCTGTTTTTTGTCTGTATCATGGGGCTGTGTTCGCTATGTAAAGAATATCAAAGGATGCTGCAACCCGTAGGTCAGCATTTGAACTATCGGCTATCGCACGAAATTCAATATCAGTTTTTTCTGGAATAGGTTGTGGACAGGTAATGTCCTGATGATATGAACCTTGAAACAAATCAAACTTGTTTTGTGTGCGAAACACCCCGTTAAATTCACGGGTGAGCATACGTATTGTAGCAACTTTATTGTTTTGAATGGTAAATGCAGTTGCATCTATCTGGAACAAATAGGCAGTGTATCCAGCAGGAACAGTCCAGAGTGACATTAAAGTTTGTTGCTCTGCCGCTGCTATGGATGCGTAAGTAGTTCCAGTATTCGTAATTGTAATATTACCAGCAGCAGCAGTACCCCCAGACACAAAAGCACGATACACACGCAAGAACGTACCTGTTGTTGTTGCGGTTCCTGTACCGTCTAGTGTTACTGCTTCAGATAGTTCACTATAGTTTGTATCCAAACCTTGAATAGTAACTTCTACACCGCTGTCTGTAGCACCAGATGCACTGGTTGCAGTCATAGCAACTGCACTAGATGGATATGCATAGATGCCGCCCACATCCCAAATGGTTTCTTCTACGTTTTGAATTAGATCATTATAACCAAACTTTAGTATCCGTTTGTGACCAGTAACTAAACCACGAGATACCTGCACGAAGTATGGATAGTCACCTACTCCACCACCAAACGTCACTACTTCTGGATAATGTGTGATACTCACTTGTCATTCCAATTCAGTACAGTACGATGCAACTTCCAGAACCAGTTGCCAATACGAGTAAAAGGCTTACCCATATAGAGTAACCCCCATCCCAGATAACGAACAGTATATTTACGAACGTGCGTTACGCTTGCCTGCAGACCTGTTACGTGGGAAAGAACGGTTTTGACTAGCTGTTTGAGTCGTGAGATTACCCCTACGATTATCTTTTGGATTGCCGTTACGGTGTGCAACATCTTTTCCTTTAACATTTACCCCTGCCTTTTTTAACGCATTACGTGCAGCATTACGACCTGCACGTTTCTTCTTCTGTTCTGCTGTGCCTTGGTAGTTATCGTACTCTTTACGGTAATTACGCCGTGGCTTATTTCTGCCTGTGACAGCCATTAGTACTTACTCTTAACCATTCCACCTGTGGCATAGTTGTGGGCTTTTTTATTAGCCATACCGCCACCCATCATCTCAGCCTTCTTATTATTTTTCATTTCAGCCATGCCTACACCAATAGTGACTACTGGTACTTTCTTAGTTTTCTTTTTTACATCTGCGCCTTTACTATTGCTTTGCACATTAGATGCAGCCGCAGAACTAGCACGTCTTACCGCTGTAGAAACCTCGTTATCTTCTACGTACTTATTGATTTCAGCATTTAAACCTGCTACATCGCCTTTGTTTTCAATTGCATTGTTACGTTGTACATACAGAGATACCAATGCTCCATTTGCTTTAGTATTATCATCAGACATTATACTGCCATCCCTTTTGGTTTAGATTTTTTAGCTAATTCGGTAGTGTATTTTTTACCGTTCCACGTAAATGTCTTCGCACCTTTTTTACGAAAATGTGCAAAGGCTTTCTTAAAAGAAACTCCACCTTTCGATTCGCCCACATTATAGTTTATCTCAGATGATTTAGCAGATACAGGTTTAGCTTTTGCTGTAGGAGTAGCCTTTTTAGCAGTCGTTTTGGTAGGCGCGTCTGCTTTTTTACGCTTACTACGCATCTCAGCAATAATAGATGGAGTACTTTGTGTACGAGGCTTTGAGGCATTAGCCTTTGCTTTAGTTTTTATTTCCGCTAGTTTTGTTGGTGATACGCTGCTACCTGTACTTTTAGTGGCAGTTGTCTTATTCTTTTTACTACGCATCTCAGCAATAATAGATGGAACTTTTTGTGTTTTTGCCTCAGTCTTTTTGGCTGCTGCCGCTTTACCGACTGTAGCTTTACCTTGACCCGACTTACTACGCATTTCAGCAATAATAGACGGAACTTTTTGCTTAGAATTTGATTTTTTTGCTGCAGCTTTTTTCTTTAACTCAGCCATTTTTGCAGAAGATACACTGCTGCCAGTTGCTGAAGCACTATATGTAGCAGAACTGCCTGCCCGTTTATTTTCAGCACGTTTCCGTAACTCTTCTAGTTTAGCTTTGCTAATACTGCTGCCTGTTTTATTTGCCATTGGTATATCTCCTAATTTACCATTTAACCTTATCAGCCCAATAAGCAGCACTTAGCTTACCACGCTTGATGTTCTTCGCATGTCTCGCCTTAAACGAGGCTCTTTTCTTTTTCATTTTATCTGACTCACCCGCCTTGGGCTTACCTGCAGTCTTAGCACCCTGCTCACCGAAACGAATCATCTTGATTGTGTCACCTTCTTTGGCAAGCACTACGTGTGATTTAGTTGGGTGTTTAGGGGTACGCTTGGGCTTGTTGTAACCAGCGAATGTCTCACCACGATATTCAATAGTCATGTATCATGTTCCCTTTGGTACGGATAATTCAAGTTGTATGGTAGTACACCTAGCTGACCAATCAACTATCTCACCTCTATCCACCATTCCCTGATGCATAGACATTACAAGTTCATTAGACGGACATTCTTTGACTGTGGTAGTGTACGACTTTAGTTCACCGTCAGGCATTACTATTACGGATAGGTAGACAAGGATACCGTAGAGTTCCATCACTCTTTCCCTTCTGTCCACCCTTCTAAACGCATATAATCTTCTGTTTCTTTAAGTGTAAAGGTACGTGGGGCAAACTTAGTCTCCAATGCACTGCGCACGTAGAATACATCACTGTGTGGGATATGGAGACGGTCTAATGAATTAGTACGGATAGCATCATAGAATGCATCAAGTACGTTGTCTGTATATAGTTTTACAGATTTCTTCGCCATTGTCAAGAACTTTCTTAAATTAATTACATATGGCTACAGTTAAGTGTACAGTTAAGTGTATTAATAAAGGTAATGTAAGGTTAGTTAACTGTACATTTAAGTAATTTATAAGTTTTATTAAGGAACAGTTAAGTGTAACACTTATAGTGTAGTGTAGTTATACCAATTATAGCATTTCCTGTCAACCCCTGTCAACATCTTTTCTATAGAAAATATTAAAATAGTCCGTATGCCCCCTATAGTTGCCTATTTTTTAGGCATATTGCACATTACTTGTGCTTATGTACATATCAGTTACCCTTGTGGTTAACAGTCAATTTTACTGATCTGTGTATTTGTGTGTATATATATACCTATACCCCCCACGTGGCCCCCGCCGCCCCAAGACGCCTATGATCGTAATTATGGGTCAATAAGCCGCAGAAACGCTGAAAATATAATGTAGTAACGCCAATAAACACCAACAAAACCGCCAATTAGAGGAATAAACGACAAGAGAACATCTATCAATTGACGTTTGGCAGTAGTCTTAATGATGTCTAATATTCTTAGCCCATATAAAAGAGTAACGGCGGTGCATGTAATGTACGATATACCTATGAAAGTTAGATGTGCCTAACTTATACGCTGTCTGGCTAAAAAATTCCCTAGGGAAAAAATTTGCCCGCACATATAAAAAGGGGCTTGTTTAATGTGCAAAAAAAGCGCATATTAATAGTGCGAACGATCGCAAGGCCAACTGGCGGCCATCTGCCAGATTTGAAAGTGAAAAAAACCATGACTAAATTGACCTTAAAAAATGCTGTTAACTTTGTTGAAACAAATTTCATCGCGCCAGAATTGCAGTCGCAAGCCGCACAAAATGCTGGCTTGGCAATCAACCCATTCCCTGAATTGCACATGGTCGCGCTTGCGGAAGCCGATTGTCATCAAGACGCGCTGCGTCCGGTTGATGTTTCAAAAGATGGCTATGCTTGCCCCATTTCAGGTTATAAATATTCAAAAGGCAAAATGGGCACAAAAGACAACGCGCTTTACAAAAAATTAATGGACGCGCAAGAGATGACAGCCCTATATGATCAGGCAGTCGCGCCTATCTTAAACGCGATCAAAAAGTTTGATGGCGTCACTATTACCGCTGAAATTGCCGCTGCATTTTATGCGGATGAAAAAAACGCAAAACGCATTGGCAATCTTAAAAATCCAAAATCGTTAGCAAATGCGATCGTTGGCTATTCAGACATTACCGCACCGGCAAAACCTAAAACAAAAAGCGCGGGAAATGATGGCGCGGGAAGTGATGAAACCGGCGGGAAAGATATCGCGCCAGTGCAATCTGTCTTCATGGCAAATTATGCCGCCGCCGTTGCCAAGCTTGAAACTGGCGACATTGACGCGCTAACATTAAAAGCCATCGTTTTAGAATTGAATAAATCCATGGAAAAAGAACTCTTAAAAATTGCCGGTATCAATGCCGCCGCATGGGAGGCCGCACAAAATTCTAAAATCAAAAAGACCGCATAACAAATAATTCCCCAAGGAACTTTTTAGACCCTCACAGAAATGTGGGGGTTTTTTTGTGCCTGAATTTTTTTGGGTCTACTATCATTACTATCATCGGGCGGGCGGGCAGGTCGGCAGGTGGCGTTGACCCATTTTGGCATTTGGGGGTCTATTGACATTGGGCTGGGGAATTGCTAGTATAAATAACGGTCGAAATTACCTTGTATTCAGGGGCTTGGCTAAATACTTCCCTAGGGAAAATTTTTGACGATAGGAGATTTTATATGAAACTTGTATGGGACAACGGAAGTGCTACAGTGGCAGCTTCTAGCAATCTGAGGTCATGCGGTACTATGGAACGTAGTACCCCTAACACAGAACGCATGAATGAATTAAACCGCTATCACATATACAATGTGGGCATGTTCAAGCCTGTAAATGTGAAAGAATTTTGTGAGCAAGCGGAACACGATAGGCAAGTAAATGATTTCAAGGCGTGGCTTGACAAGATTTGAGTGTCTATTGACTTATATAACTGAATTTGTTAGTATTAATAATGGTTGAAGAATTACCGAAACAAGAGCTAAATAATTCCCTAGGGAACATTTTAGACAAACCAACGGAGATTAAAATGTACAATCGTGATTGTAAAAAGATTGCTAAGTTTGCAATGAAGAACCCTGACAACTTTTTCTGGCTTATTGTTTTTGTCTTGTGTACCATTCAAGCCAGCTTGCAAAGTACCGTCCCACAGATTCAAGACATCAAGAAGAATGGGCGCAGGGCTAAGTTTTTCAATTGGGAGATGAAACGCATAGGGCATGACTACGCCTATGACAACCGACATAACCTATTCTTGACGGTCAAGGCATGTGTCAAGGCTAATGACGCAGTGGGTGCTATTGATGCGCTTACCAGTGTCAATGGGCTGGGTATTGTCAAAGCTGCCTTTGTGGTGCAAATGTGTGGGCTAGACGTGGCTTGTCTTGACAGTCACAATCTAACTAGGCTAGGGTTATCGCAGTCGCACTTCAAGCTATCCAAGACTGTATCTCATGCGACTAAGCGCAAGAAGATTGCGGAGTATGTCGAATACACTCGTGAGACTGGTGGTGCGGAGTATTGGTGGAACACATGGTGCGACTACGTTGCGGGCAATAGGGCTAACAGGTCGCTCAATACAGGTGATGCCGTATCTAAATTTCATGTCACTGCGGTGATGGCGTAAAAAACGTGTTAGATAACACAAAAATGGAGAAAGATTATGCCTAGAAAATGTGCATGTTGTGATGTGTCGTGGCTTGAAACACCACTGCTGTATATTGATACAGCGGAAGACCACTATTGTGAGCCTTGCTATGCTGAAACATATCACTACGCTGAATATGATGAGGGATACCAAATGGCAAGGCAAGAGATTGAAGGTGGTATGATTGCTGAACTTGCTGTCATATCTTTCCGACAAGACCCACCAGATTGCCCAAGGCATTGGGGGTATATGCAAGCCTGTATTCACGAAGTGGAAAATCAAAATGGAACGTCCTAAGTGCATGAAGTGCAATGAGGCACCTGCTGATGTAGTTGAGTACGACTACGACTACAAATGTGCAAAGTGTTGGAATGAAACTAACATCCCGAAGGGGTGGAAACCGTCTAATAGACATAAAAATAGGAGCCTATAAAATGTTTGATAAAATTATGACAATCGTGGTGCTAACACTCAGTGTGGCTACAATCACATACCTGTTACCAGATATGCTGTATTACACTGCGCCTATTCACCTAATGGCATACACTATAGCAGTGGTGCTATTGCAAGCAGGGTATCGTTCTATCGTGAAGGGGAAATAAAATGTTACCAGATACACAACATAATCGTGAACAAGCCTTTGAACACATGTACGGCATACCTAAAGAATGGCTGGATGAATTGTTGGATGATTGGCGTGAACCTATGATGGGTGGCTTGACTATGCTGGCAATGTCTATGCTATCTGATGCACAAGAGTGCATTGCCATAGGTCAAGACAATACAGCTAGGCAGTACATCAATCGTGCAAAGTATGTAATCAAACAGATGGAGAAGTAACATGAAACATTTTGTATCACATTGGGAATTGTTGGCAGGCACAAAGAATGTGTGGCGTGGTGTCAATTCTCTTGGCACAAACACTGTAACCGTGGTCAAAGACATTGGGTGCTGGACATTGGACATTGACTATACCAATGGTAAATCTCATGTGTCATCGCATAACAGTCGTGATGAGGCTATGCGTTATGCTGAGTACCTTTCGTCTTGGTCAGTGGAATTTGTGTAGGGTACTTGACAATGCGAATCAAACCCAATATGGTTAATCCAGTGGCGAGGGCTTTGGCACAGTCTCGCCGCAGGACACAAGCAGTGCCAGACAAAACCAAGTACAATCGTAAGAAGGATAAAGCAGATGCAAATAAAAATAGAGAAAATGAAGAGTCTCAAGACAAGTAAGACAGGCAGTCAGCGTGATAGCTGGCGTAACATCAACAAGCAGAAAACGCTTATCCGAAAGCGTGGACGTAAAGCTAAACAGTTTATGCAGAGTG